ATTAAACACAATCTCTCCTGTTCCTTTAGAAACATCTTCTGTGTATTTAATAATGGCTTCTTCAAGCTCATTTATGTAATTTGCAGTTTCAACTTGGATTGATTGTTGTGCTTTGATTTCTTTTAGTAATTCATCCACCTCTGCTTCTGTAATATCTAATTTGTCAGCGTAGAACTTTTTACTCTTTTTCCAACTTAGCAATTGTTGTAGCTGTGTTAATAACGATTGGTTATCAGCCATTTGTAAAAATTTATGTAAATTATCATAAAGATATGGAATATTTTTTGTATATACCAAATTATATTAACTTGATTGATTATATAGGTTAACCTGTATAATTAAAAAACCCCCAATGTAGATACATTAGGGGAAACTCTGAAAAACCAACAAATCAGAGTTTTTAAGTTTTATTAGCAGTCATTTACAAGATTACAGAAAAGTGCTCTCAGTGTTGGGTTAACTGTCAATTCAGCTATCATCTTAGTAACAAGATCTGTTGGATCTAGTTTGTTATCTATTTTTTGAAACGCTGCTGTAAGAAGATCATTATTTAGTATTCCTGTATTAGGAAGATTAGGTCCTGTGTATGATGTATAATCAGATCCTATGGGATATGATAAACATGGTGAAGATGTACAACCTGAAGGGTATGTGGTGTATACAGTCACTGTAGTGTTCTCATAACAAGGCATTCCAGGTAAACAAGCCATAGTTTAATAGTTTAAGGGATGTACATAATATAGTATGCAGCAATGACAGGTTGTTTATTATCATGAGCTGCTCCGCTACCAACAGAAGCATTGGTGACACCAATTGTTCCTTGAGCTATACCAGATTTACCAACTGTAGAAGGGAATGGACTAGCATTCATAGTGTATTCTAAATTAGTTCCAGGATCTAAATTAAGAGCTCTTGCAACTTGGTTAACTGAATCTACAACAATGTCTGTATCGTTAATAGCATTAGCATATTGATAATGGAAGTGATCATCTGTAACAGTGGCAACATGTGTATGTACTGGGATCTGTGTAGACAAAAGTGTTACACTGTTTGATCCAACAATTTGATTAACTGCGTAGTTAGGATTGTATATAGGATCTACAGCAGGATCTACAGCAGGATCAAGAGAATTTATTCCCATATTGACTACAGCACCTACAGCAACTCTACCTCTTTTATCAGGAGTTCCATTTAATCCGTTACACAGATAAACCTTTGTCCAAACACCAGAACCAACTCCAGACGAATTAAATCCTGATAAAGATCCGTAATACTCATAAGCAATGTACGGAACCATTCTTTCATAGTTGTTTGTACTAGGAGCAATGCTTGCTAAATATGCAGCTATGTATGTATTGATATCTGATATTGCTACATAATTTGTACTTACATCAAGAGCAAGAGCTGCAAGATCTACACCTAATTGACAAAGCTTATTAATAACAGCTTGAACAATAGCATGTGTATCAGAACTAGCTGTTACACCTGTAAGACAACCTATTGTATAATCTGCATTAAGCGTGGTGAGTGTAGCATCAATTGCTGTCACTTGAGTTTGCAAACTGCATGCAGCTTTCACAAGAGCTTCAAATAGCTCTACAGCTGTTGGTGGATTACATATAGGCTTACAAGTAGGAAGATAGTCTACAACAAGATCACAGTATGCTGCTGGATCAATTGTAATGTCTATTCCTGTTCCATCAAGAAAAGAAACTACAGCATTAATCAATGTTTGTTCAACAACAAAAAGACTATCATTAGTTTCTATGGATAGAGCTTCTACAGTATTTCCTGTGTATCTGACACACTTGTCAGAAGTGGTTTCTACACAGCCATTATAACAATTATTACAACTCATTTTATAATTTATTTATGAATTAGAATTTTAACTTTACTAGCAACCATTTCAACTGTATAACATTCTGCATAAGCTGGGTTGCATAATTTACTTACCAATATTCTTTTATAGTTTAAAAGGTCACCAATCACACTTGATGGGAATGGTAGATTCAAAATATATACAATATTGTTATATTGGTTATTTGCAAGCTCTGTTAGCTTGCAATCAATCTCATCAAGCAACACTTGAGGAGTGACACAATCAATACAATTGACTAATCTTGGAGATAACATCTTTGAATTTTTTAATACCTTTTTTAATTGTAGCATTACAAGCATGACAAAGACCGTTAATAAGTTGACAGCCACATCCTACTTTCATACCACATTGTCTACACTGTGCCATTTTATCTAAAATTATTTAAATAATTAGTTCCAGAACAACCACAGTTGTTACGTATAAAGTTATCAAGCATTAGGTTTGCTTGCATGTACAATTTGTTAGAGGTTACTACAGCGCAATTGTTTGCTGCTGCAATTGATCCTTGTATGAAATAGTATATACTGTTAAGTTCCACCTTTGCTTGTTGTTTGATCATCAGATCACACTCCATCATATCAAGTTTCATGAATGCATTGTCAAACTTCTCCTGTATCATATCAACTCTCATTATGGTTTTATTCACAAAACTTGTTATTGCAGGAGCTACTGAATAGGTTAAGTAATAAATTCCATCAGGAAGAGGCTGACTAATTCCAACAGGACTCAATCCCAACGTAGCAGAATTAAATATATTGAAATCATTTGGTACAAAGGGAAGAATAATAGGATCAAATCCAGGAACAGTAATTGATATAGAAGGAGATGCTGGTCCACTAGTGTAAGTTGATGCGTCAGCAATTCCTAATAATTTGGAATCGTGTGTATCAATTACTAATATATTTAATACATCTGCCATGTTGATAAAAATAAATGTGCCCAAGGACTTGAGAATATCCTCTCTCACCCTCAGGCACAGGTTATATGATTTGTAAATCTACTAAGGAGCGATAGTAGTGGTGCTAGTAGTTGTACTAGTAGTACATGCACTATGATTTTCTGGTGTACCAAGAGCAGCTACAAGAATTGCGCTAACCGAAGTTGCAGCAGCAGATCCTTGAGGAACAGCTATGATAACCATTGAATCTTCCTGAATGTAATCACCCCACTGATATGCAGATTTATCATACTCATTAAATTTAATGTAATAAGTATCATAAGTAGTACCTGCAGAAACCCAGCTTTCGAAGTTCTGGTTGTAACCAGCCATTCTGTAAAGATGCTTCAAATAGCCAGCTTGGTAGCTATAGTAGTTCTTTTCAAGTTGGATGATTTCGTCAGAAGTTCCTGAAGGATAAGTTGCAGTTTGAGTTACAACAGCGTCAGCAACAACATTACAAGAATCAGCAACAATGAAATCAGCTGTAGTGGCTGGTCCACTGTATACAAAAGTTCTGAAATACATTCTGTCATACTCCCAAGGGAATGCTGCAACATCACATGGAACACCATATTTAGTCAAAGGCTTTCCTTCAATTTGAAGAACACCAGGAGCAGGTTGAGAGAATTCGTAGAAAGTGTTAAAGCTAATGTTGTCAGGGTTGATACCAGGAGCTTGAGCTTCAAACTTTTCAATGATTTGATTAACCAAAGCTTCGTAATCAACTTGAGTACAAGGATCACCACCACACTCACAACAAGGAGCTACAACTGTAATGCTACGAGTGAAACCATTGAAATACAATGTATCAATGTAGCTAGAGTGTGCACGAAGAGTGATTGTAAGAACATCACCACATTTAACATTCCAGTTATCAACTTCAGTAACTTGAGACAAAGGTGTAGGACAACCACTAACTTTGTACCACTCAGTGATGTTAGATTTACAACTAGATCCAGTAGGACATCCTGAAATCTTATCAGAACGCTTAGAACCTTGAAGATAGGTGTTAGTCCTTCCTTGAGCAACGTAGAAATACGGAGAAGAAGAAATACAGTTAGCACCAGGGCAAGTGGCATTTGCAAAAGCATAGTCGCTTTTGAAGAAACCTACCTTACCAGGCGTGAGGTCTTGCGTAGAACCACTACTGGCTATTGTTGAGCCAACAGGAACCACGAAGAGCGTAGTTAGAGAAAAATCTGCCATTTTGTTTTATTTAAATTATAATGAAAAACTATTCATTCGTCTGTATTCTATATTGTGCACTTTGCACAGCAGACATGTTTTCTGTATACATTGCCAAGTTTTGAACTGTTAAGTCTAGAAGTTCATCTTCTAGATAAGTTTCTAGTTCGCAATCTTGGTTGTATGAATCTTGACCATCTAGCATTACATATCCCTCTTTATTGATATAAACAGGATAGCGCATGTACGAGATGTAGATTTTACTTGGTGTAAATGTACCATCTGTGAATATAGAAATTTCATCAGATGATATAAAGTTAAACGTTTCTTGATATTCAAAAGAAGGTTTGTAGTGATCGTTGTTCAAAAGAAGTGATGTGTCACCATGTTTTGCAAGATCTCTATTAACCCAGATTATTCTATTCTTACATCTACCTTTGTCAGCAAGAACATAACTATCAATGTAGAACATGTATTTAGGTTCTAACTCGTGTATGTACGAGAACCACTGATGTAATTGTGTATTCTTTAGAACTAAGTTCAGAGGTTGATGAGCATAGTTTACCACCAAGCTTTGAAGGTCTTCATAACGTTTTTTAAACGCATCCAGACCCATACCACTTAATGTACTAAACCCATCAACCTTCTGCTTTATGAGCTTTATCTGAGCCTCATTTAAGGCTAGGATTTTATCTTCAAGTTGAATCTGCTGATGTTCGTTGGTTGATAGTTTATTTAGTTTCTGATCGATTTTATATAATAAACTATCTACTGGTATCATACAGATGCTAATTTTTTAGTCTTGAGTTTTTGTTCTAACGTAAGAAGTTGATCCTGGTTATCATCATCAGCAAGAGCTTTTACAAGATCTTCTTCATCTTGAGCTAATTCAAATTCACCTTCGTAAATCTTACCATTTGGTTTAGCCCTATAAATAGAATGACTCATTGCTTGTCTAACCAGATCTTTAATATGGAGCAAATTTTCTTTCATATCAGCAAAGCGATTGAACACTTCCACTGTAGATAAGCCTTGGAATTTACCTGTTTTAAATTCTGTTTCCTTAATAACATTATCAACGAGATTGTAAACAACTTCTTCTTTAGTGTTATCAGTAACAGGGAGTCCTAATAGTCTTGCCACTTTGCGTTTCTTCTCAGGAGTCATACCATCAAACTTGCTAATTGCCTTGTTGATAATTTGTTTCTTCTTAAAGATTACAGCACTTTCAATCTCATCATCTACAACATAGAATTGTATGTCAGCAGGATAGTCACCACGTTCCCAAGCTTGATAAGAGCTTGCAATTGTTGGATGAACCCTAAGCCATGAGAAGGCTAGTTCTTGCATTGGTTGATTCAGATCAAAGAAATTATCACCATCCAAAAGTTTAACAGGTTGAATGTGTAATTCATCATACTGAGAAACAGTTAATCCGCTATTCCAAAATGGAGCACGAGGTCCAAGGTCTACACTTAATGCAGCCTCAAGCTTAACTCTTAACTTTGTAACACGTTCAGTTTCTAATTCTCTTTCTGTATTATCTGAAATTCTTTGGATGTATGCAGCGTTAGGATTTAATCCTGTTCTGTATTGACCATCAAGTTCTTTATAAGGATATTTGAATACGCCTGTACCAGGGATTCTTGTCATACCTTTTTGCGCTAGACCACCTTGCATTGTTTGTAGCTGAGAACTATTATACTCCTTTTTTAATGTGGAGATTTTTCCAATTTTGCCCATATGTAGTTTGTTTAATTTGGTTTATTAGCAGAGCGTTTCCCACTGAAGGGTTAGCGATTGGGAGACACCCCAATCCAACACTCTGTAGTTTAAGGAGAGCCCCCTAATTAATAGAGGGCTCTTCTTATTTTTATTTTTAGAACTGTGGAATCTCTTCAATCAAAACTGTACGAGACAAGTCTTCAATGAATACATCACAACGGTCTTTCATCCAGATTTCATATCCAGGGAACTTATTAGCACTAGACATACCTTGAGACTTAGCAAAGCCTAAGTGATGACGAGTACCATCAATATATCCCCAAGTCATAGAAGGAGCACCTTTCATTCTCACTTCTCTGATGTTGTTAACCATAGAACCATCGCTCATAGGGCTTACATCAAATACCATGAATACAGGAGTAGACTTCTTGTTCTGACCAAATTCAAGATTAGACTGTGGAAGATCAAGTTCTTTCAAGTGAATAAGCTCAACACGACCAGTTTCACGAGTAACCATGCTATCAAAAGCAAAGTTGTAAGTGATGTGCTGACCTTCGCCTTGCATGTAACGATTTCCAGAATCAGCCATGAAAGTAAGACCACTGTTCAAAGCGTCTGTTTTCAAAGCTTGTTGGAATACATCAAATCCAGCTTCGTTGGTATACATCTTAACCCTACGATCTTTAACATCCACCCTACGATAGAACAAATCACCAAATACAGAACGAATCAAGTTTGCAGTGAATTCACCACGATTGTACTGTACCAAGTTACCATTGTTACGCATTCTGTGGTAAACACCAGCAGAGGTACGCTTCAATTCTTGCTTAGAACCATTTGTTTTAACAGTTCCAGGCTTGCTCCAAATCATACGCTTAACTTTCAATTCAAGCATAGACTTACGCATCCAGAACTCAATAAATGGTTCCCATTTAACATCATTCCTAGTTAGAGGAAGTTGGTTACGTCTTTGTGGAGCATAAACCAAAATGTCCAAAGGTTTGCCAGAAGCATCAACCATCATTTTGTCATCAGCCCACTCAGTGATTTTGTGCTCATAACCATATGCAGAACCCAAAGATTCAAACATTGTGATTTGCTCACCCAAACGAGGAAGACCTAATAAGTCTTGATCGAATTCACCAATTGCAGCATCAACCAATTCAAGTTCGATACCAACAGCAAGGAACTGAGAACTTACGAAATCTACAGTTGGATTATCACTAACTAGAGTGAAAGAATAAAGATAGCCCATGTTCCAAGGAACTGGATCTTTAACAACGTAGAACCTAGGACCGTATTGACGAGAACCTACAGAAACAATTGCATTCTTAGAGAACTCATTGGTATCAAGAACAAGAGAAAACTCTTGACCATCCACACCAGGTTTCAAAAGATCAAGTGTTGCCAAAGGAACATCAATGATTTTAGGGAACTTGTAAGGAACCTGAACTTGCCACTTCCATGCATCACTATTGTTGTCAATGTAATAAGGAGTTGACTTGTTAATCATGTCCAAGAAATCGTTACTATATAACGAACTCTGAGTGTAAAGGCTGATTATTTTTTTATCGTAATCAGCAGGCTCTGTACTGTGGAAACTTTCTAGGTGATTCGAATCTGTAAGCTTGCCTACAGCACGTTTGTCCATAGAAGCCACACGAGCATACGTAAAACCAGTTAACCCTGGTATTGTTGAAATTGCCATTTGTGTTTTCTTTTATATTTAAGAATTATTGAAACCAAGAGGTTGAAGATGGTTTACTAGTTTTAGTGCCTGTTTTAGATGTTTGTCTAGCCACTTCACTAAATAGATCATCTGATTTTTTACTCACTCCCCTCTTTTGGATGGTTGATAACGTTGGATCTGTTTCTAGAATTTTTAGTAACAATCCCAGTTTTACTTTCTGAGAATGATTCTCTGGTCTTTTCAATTCTAAAATCTGCCTATCAAACTCTGTAAGCTTTTCGCCTGAAGAAGTTTGATATTTATCAACCAAAAGGAAGTCTTGTAGTTCGTTAGCAAGTTTAGGATTGATAGGAATACCATCAAACTCTTTAGCTTTAACTTTATCTTGTAGAACAGCTTGTACATTTTGTACATATTGCTGTTTATATGCATACTGTTTTTGGAGTTCTTGTTCTTTCTGATGCTCCATCTGAGCAAGTTTAGATGCTTCTTTCTTAACTAACACCTTGTGATGTTTTGCAGCAACTGATTCAAGATCTCCGTAGTTTTTAAGTCTTTCAACTTCTGTCTCAACATCTTCAGGTTCAAATCCCTGATCTGTAAGAGCTTGTTTCAATACAGCCACTTGATTGCTTTCCTGTGAAAGGTCAAGGTCTGAAAAACTTTGTATACTATTATATGTACCGAAATAATCTTTAGGATCTACACCTTTTACAAATATTGCATCGAATGCTTGTTGGTAATCTTCTCCAAATTGACCTATGAAGTTTTGTACTATATCAATAGCACCTTTCTTCTTTTCTAGGTTAAATCTTTCAAGAAACTCTTCAGGAGAAGATATATTTACATCTTCTTCATCTTCGTCCTTATTAAACACTCCTAACTTAAACAGATCATTTGACAAAGCTCCAAACCTACTAACCTCTACATCTTCTTCTTCATCATCTGTAGTTTCAGGGGTTGCTGTAGGAGTTTTAGCTTTAGGAGTAACAACTTCTTCTTCTTCATCATCTTCATCAGTGTCTCCACCAAGCAAGAAGTCTTGAATAGATGCAGATGTGCTCTTTTCTTCAGAAGCAGGTTCATCAACCTTTTTTTCTTGTGTCTTCTTTGGAGCTGGTTCATTTTTGATTTCTGTTACATCTTCAGGAGAAGACGTTGATGTTTCTGGAGACATCAAATCATTTAATAGCTCCGAATTACCCATTCCCATTTCCATAGTATTTTCAATACTAAAGTTTCCAAATGGGGCATTTTCTTGATTATCGGCCATATGTAGTTCTT